TCCTTACAGTAGTTATGGTAGCAATAATGTTAGTGCAAACAATTACTTTGATGGATTTACTTCTGTAGCTGCTAGTGGAACTCAAATAACATTAACAGTTAATTCAACACCATCTTATTTAGTAACAGGTAGTGGTGGACAAACAATAAAACTACCAGATGCAACTACTTTGCCAAATGGAGCAGTATATGATTTTAATAATAATCAAAGTAGTGGAGCAATACTTGTAAATAATAATTCTAATACTTTAGTAAAATCTATTCCATCAGGAGGATACTTAGTATTAACTTTAATAGATAATTCAATAGCTGCTGGAAGTTGGGATGCCCATTTTCAAGCACCTTCAAATGTTAGTTGGTCAACCAATACATTTGATTATGCAGGTTCAATAACTTCTGCAACTTGGAACGGGGTTAAAGTAGCAATAAATAGAGGTGGCACTGGTGCTACTACGGCTGATTCGGCTAGAATTAATTTAGGAGCTACAACAGTAGGTGGCAATTTCTTTACTCTTACTAATCCATCTGCTAAAAGGTTCACACAAATTAATGCAGATAATACAGTATCAACTTTAGATTCAACTGCATTTAGAACAGCTATTGGTGCAGGGACATTTACTTTACCATCATTAACAAGCGGTAGCGTTTTATTTTCAAATGGAACTACTATTACGCAAGATAACTCAAATTTATTTTGGGATAATACGAATAAGAGGTTAGGTATTGGAACTACATCACCAGCAGCTGGAGTTAATGTATCAGGCAGCGTAGTTGGTGCGGTCAGGTTTCAATGTAATAATACTAATTCAGGGGGATTTTCAGACTTTTCATTATTCAATAATACTGCTGCTTTGTCTTGCCAAATGATAGGAACTACAGAAGCTACAACAGGAGCAGCAGGATATGGTAGAATTAGATCAAGTAATGGATCAAGTGGTTTATTACTTGCTGCCGGTGGAACTAACCTACTTAAATTTCAAACTAATGATGCAGATAGAATAACAGTGAGCGGTACTGGTGCTGTAACTATTGCAGCTTTAGGGACTGGAACTGTATATAGTAATAGTGGAGTCTTAACTAATACTAACCCATCGGATGAAAGACTTAAACATAGCATATCAACTATGCCTTATGGACTTGATGAAATATTAAAGTTGCAACCTAAAATATTTTATTATAATTCAGATACAACTGATAGCAATTTAAAATATGGATTTATTGCTCAAGAAGTGCAGAATGTAATGCCAACTGTTATTAGAAAATTAGATGATGAAGGACATTTAGGACTTGAAAGCGATGGTATTTATGTTGCAATGGTTAAAGCTATTCAACAACTAGAGTCAAGAGTTAAAGAATTAGAAAAACTTTTAAATAAATAAAATGCAACATCACGACACTTTTGTAGGAAAAATATTATTTTTAATATCTGTATTGGGAACATACCTAAGCATTACATCAATACAGTCTATATTTACATTAGCTGCTAGTTGTGTGAGTATTGTTGCAGGTTTATTTGCTATTCGTTACTACATTAAAAAATCTAAATAATATGGCAGAAATTACAGCATCATTAGACAATGCGAATAAGCCAGCCCCTAAATGGTTTAGAAAATTAAAAAGAGCATTAACAATGTTAAGTGATACAGCAATAGTAATGTTGTTAGCTATGGGTTACACAGAAAATAGTTTAATAATGTTATGGCTTAGAGTAGGGTTAAGTGGGATATTAAATACTCTAGAAGTTGTTTTAGCCAATGGAGAGGAATATACAAAAACAAATTAAAAAGATTTATATGTCACATCACGTTACGAAATATCCGCCAAATAAACAACTTATTTATTTAGCTGTATTGATTGCATTACTAATATCTGTAATTTCACTACAAAGCTGCAATGCTGAAAAGAAAGCATTAAAGCCATATAAGGCAGTTAATAGTGATGTTGATAGTAGTTATAAGGAAAAGAAAAAAGATTTGATTAGTAGGGTGTGTGCGACAAACTTCCCTATCGAAATTAAAACCATAGTAAAGGACTCAATCAACACTAGAATAGTAAGGGTGCAAGATATGAATGTCATTAATAAATTGAAAGCACAGCTTGCCAAAGGATGCCCAGAAATAAACATAGATAGCATTTATAATGAGTTGCCTTTTGACACTATTTACATTGACCATTATCATACTAAAACTGTTACTCAAAAAGATACATTGAGCCTATATAATATGGGCGTTGAAAATAGTAGATTGACTTATTATAACTTACAATTAAAAAGCGTTATTGATGACAATAATAAAGAAATTGAAAAGCTAAATAAAGATTTAACTAGTGATAAAAAATTAATCAATAAATGGAAGTTTAACTTTTGGCTATTGTTTATTATAATTATTTGTTATTTTGGTTTTAAAGTCTTTAATTTCGTAAGGGGTTTTAAACTACCTTTTTAAAATATGCAAGCAAAACCAACTAAATTAAATATTGCAAGAGAATTTAGATTAAAATATGGTCCTGATATTCCAACTGCTAAGCTAGCTAGAATAATGTATGAGAAGCATCCTGAATGTTTCACAAACGTAGAATGTGCTAGAAGCTGCATAAGATTAGTAGAGGGTAAAAGTGGAGCAGCTAACAAAGCAAAAATGAAAGACAAATCACTTTTTAGCGAAAAAAACAGAACTACTACTCCTTACATTTTGCCAAAATCTGATGAAGAAAGTTTCGAGTTATTTCACATCAAAGGTCATAAAAAAGGATTTATTATTAACGATGTGCATTTGCCTTATCATTCAGTATCAGCTTTAACTGCAGCTATTGACTTCGCTAAAAAAGAAAGCCCTGATTTTATTTTTATTAATGGGGATTTAGTAGATTTTCATTCGGTTAGTTATTTTCAAAAAGACCCACGCAAAAAAAGGTTTAGTGAAGAACTTGATATTTTGCAGGAATTTATTGGCGAGTTGCAAAAGATATTTAAAGGTGTTAAGATATATTACAAGTTCGGAAACCACGAAGAAAGGTATGATAGTTTTTTATATCAGAAAGCACACGAATTAAAGGGAGTTGAAGAGTTTGAACTAGAAGCAATAGTAAAGAAAAGATGCCCAAATATTAGCATAATAAGGGATAAAAGAATAGTTGTAATGAATGGGTTGCCTTTTATTCATGGTCATGAATTCGGTCGAGGTATATTCAATCCAGTAAATGCTGCAAGGGGTTTATTCCTGCAAGCTAAACATTCAGCAGTTAAGGGTGACTGCCATACTTCAAGCGAACATACAGAGCCTAATATCTTCGGAAAATTAATGACAACTTATAGCGTAGGTTGTTTATGTGGATTAACTCCTAAATGGTTGCCAATGAATAAGTGGAATCATGGATTCGCAATGATTGATGTAAGTGAGAAAGGAAAGTTTAAGTTTAGAAATTACCGTATCTATAATGGAGAAGTGATGTAATATGTCAACTATAATGAGCATAACACTATGAAAACATACATAATTTACTTTGAAATATTTGGCAAAAAAATGAAAACTATTATCGAAGCAGATAATAAATCAATAGCCAAACAAATAGTAAAAAACAAAATAATTTTTCATAAAATTATTGCTGAAAATGACGTAGTAAAAAATGATACTATTGATTTAGATGGGTTGAAAAATATGTTAGGAATCCGATGAAATCTGTAAATGAAATAGTACATAAAAAACTTGGCAAACACAAAGCCATAGGACTTGCATACAAAGAAACAGGTGTAATACACATAGACGAAAGGTTGAAAGGAGTTCAACATCTGCAAACACTAATTCACGAAATTGTACACATACAAAACCCAAAATGGTCTGAAATAAAAGTTGAAGGACACTCCGCAGAAATGGCTAAATTAATTTGGGAAAATAATTACAGAAAAATAGAAAATTAATAAATATAATTTATGCCAAAAATTACACAAATATCAGATGCTTGTATTGACTTAGTAAAGTCATTTGAGGGTTTTTTTAGTAAACCTTATTTATGCCCTGCAAAAGTACCAACCATTGGTTATGGTACTATTATCTACCCTAATGGGAAAAAAGTAACTTTAAAAGATTATCCTTGTACTGAAGAACAAGCAATAGAATGGATGCGATTTGAATTAAATCAGAAAGCAAAAGAAGTTGATGCAATGACTACAGATGCAGTGAACCAACAACAATTTGATGCCTTAGTTTCATTTGCATATAATTGTGGAACTGGTGCTTTAAAAAATTCTACATTACTTAAAAGAGTTAATTCTAATCCAGCAGATTTAACTATTGTTGATGCTTTTCTTATGTGGACTAAAGCGGATGGTCAAACATTAGCAGGATTAGTTAGGCGAAGAAAAGCAGAAGCGAAGCTATATTTTAGCTAAAAAAAAGGGGTGTGTAGAAACACTCCCCAAATTAATCAAAAGCTAAATATGAAAACTATTTTATTTGTATTGCTTCATTATCATCAATAATTATTTTTTTAGGTAATCTAAAATTGTGTGGTGCTATATTAATACTTGTTGCCTCTGCTATTTCATAATCTATTTTTTCTTTATTCAAAATAGCTTTAACTTTTGGCAATTCTTTTATTGTATAAAGACAAGTATCTCTAAATACACTAGTTTTATGTACCATATCGAATATTACTGATAAGTATTTATTTTTCTCAAGGTCTATTGAGTAGATGAAATATAATTTATCCATTTTATAATTATGTTTGTATTTTTTAAAAAGGTAAATCTTGACTTAAATCAACTTCAACTGATTTCGCTTGTTGCACTTGCTTAGCAATATATTTCACATTCCCCAAAATTGCACCTTTAACGCCAGCATCTCTATCTTCTTTACTTACGTTTTGCACTATCATTCCAATATTGCCATATTGGTCAGCTTCATCTTTCATTAAGATAGTTGCATCAAGGTAAGTGCCTTTGTCACCTTTGTAAAGTTTCGCTTTGTCAATCTTAGTTACATCTAGTTTGATGCTTATATTTGTTGCCATAATTTTTGAGTAACTCCTCCGAGTTTGTTTAATTAAAAATTGTTTTCTGTAAAATTAAAATCATTAAATTCATCAACTATATCATCAATGTATAAACAAAATAAATAGCCAATATGTCTTAATAAATCTATCATAGTAAATCATTTATTTTTCGGCAGGTTGATGAATGTTTTAAATCTTCAGTATTAGGTTCTATAACATAATACCATTTATTAACTGGAAGTTTCAAGGTTTTAAAATTATCAATTATTTTCTTACGTTCTGAATAATTTCTGTAGTGTGTAGTTCGATGCTTAACATCGTTATACATCACAGAAATGAAACCATTAATAGCTACTACTTTACTTTGTTTTCTTTTTTGCATAATCTTTGAAATTTGAAATAACAAATAATAATTCTGCTTCATACTTGCCTGCAGATGGCAGTATATGTTCCATTGATTTATAGATAGTTAGTAAATCATTACTACTTAAATGTTCAGGAATGAACTTAGTTATTGGTTTTGGTTGAAAATCTGCCATAGTTAACTGTTGTGCCTGAGTTTTTGTTAATCCTCGTAAGCATTCATTAACTTCATTTCTCCATTGTAGTACTTGTTGATTATAGTTTTCAATTAAATACAATCTAAAACTAATAGCTTCATTCTGCTTTTCTAGTTCTGTAAGACTATCTGAAATATTAGCTAAGTTCATTGTTGATTTCTTTTAAAAGTAATTTTGCAAAAAATATTGCATCATCAACTGCATATTCTTTTTCTGTGTATATTTCATCTAGTAGAAGTATTGGCAATAATGCAGATGCTAATTTAGTAACTTTTCGTTTGTAAAAAAACGATTTAATTTTTTTCATCATTTTGCAAGTTTTTGTTATTAATAAAGTTTATTATTTTTCGAGATAATTTGAAGCAGTCCAAAACTTCTTCATCATCACAATGTCCATAATTAGCTACTTTAGCTGCTACCAGTTTAGTAACTACATCTAGCATCATAAAGTTAAATTGATCATCTACTTTTTCTTCTTGTTTTTCTTCTTCCATGCCATCAAAAAAGATTGCAGGATTAGTAATGCTTAATGATTCAAGTCTTTTTAAAATTGTTGATTCGCTGTAAAGTTTCATGTTTTAAATTTTAGAATTTTTATATAATTGTAATTGTTCTTGTTGTGCTGGTGTTAATTCAAATGCTTCTATTGTTTCAATATTTGTTTTGCCATCTTTTAAAGCAGCAATAGCTTTATCAAATCTAACTGCATTAATAGGTTGCTTTTTTGGTTCAATAGCTGCTGCTTCAATAGGTTGTTTATCTGCTTCAATACTATCTGCATCGGATTCTGATTCATCTATTAGAAATAAACCATTTAAAGCATACTTACGAGCATAACTTGAAGCAGTGCCAGTTGATTGTTCGCTGCTCATTCCTTTATGCTCAGACATTTCGGCAAAGCCATTAGATTCATTATAATTATCATGTTCATTATTATAAAAAATTACAGCAGATGCTTTTAAAAATAACTTACCACCAATAACTTGAATATCATCGGTTAATTTTAAAGTAGCGTTATACTTTAATAATATAGGCTTTACAGCTTCTAATATCTGCTCGGCAGTTCTGTATTTGTATCTGCCGAATGTGTTGTATTTGCCTTTAGGTACTTTTAACTCGTTTTGAATTTTTACAAGTGCTTCCATTTTGTTTATGTATTTGGGTTTAAAAGATTGTGTTGATATACTTCGTAAACAGTACTACATACATTTTGATTAAATGATGTTTTAGCACGTTTAATTATTGGTACTGGTTCTGCTTTAGGTTGCCAGTTTCTTTGCTCTATTTCTAACTGAATAGACATAGCAGTCGGCTCGTTTGAATAAAGATTTTTATCTACTTGCATATATCATCTTGAATGTAACCAGCGATAGCTAGTAAGATTAATAAATAGATTAGTGTTTTAATTTTCATGTTGTTTGGTTTTGGTTTTGTTACACAAAGATGTGACTTTCTACATAACAAAAATTATTATTTACGCAACCGATTGCACTGCATCTCTAACATCGTGCATCTTTTATTTAATTTATGTACTTGTTTTACTCCGTTTAATTGCTTCAATTTATTTATTCTCCAGTTAATGGCCTGAGGTGTTAAACCTTGACTTTCGGCATATTCTCGAACAGTAATTAATTTCATATATTATTTATTTAATTTTTATCTCCTACAAAATGCACCACAACTTTTACCATCTTTTTTATAATCATCATAAAGACTTTTTACATCAACAAACATTTCGCTTTTACATTCATTTGCTAATTGGTTAAGGCTTTTACCATTGCCCATTATTGAATAAAATTTAAGTCTTTTATCTTGCATTGACTCCTCAAATTCAATCATCTTTTGAAATTCTTTTTTATTCAAATGATACATTGCTCTGTATTCTTTTTCACTTTTATAAAAGCACATTCTGCATCCGCCTCGCAACATATACACAGGAAATTCTGGGTGTAGTTTATTTATTTTTAAAATATCTTCACAATCATCTCTTGTCAATCCATCATTAATTAATGGGTATGAATATTTAACATTTGTTTTTAATTCTAAGTTGCCAGTTCTACCTTGTTCATCAAAATTAAATCCAATCATTAATTCACATTCACCCTGTTTACTTAAGAAATTATCTATTGGTTCAATTTTAAACATCCTAGTGCAATATCTAGCTTGTCCTGATGGCATATACTTTGCTTTGTTTGCGTATTGTTCCAATCCATTATGCTTTTCATTTTTAACTCTTATAAGTTTAAATTCTCCATTGTGTAATTCTTTTAATCTTTGCTCAACACTATCTATTTTATTATACATTTCTTGATGTTCGGCACCAGTATCACACCATATAGCAGTTGCACCTTTGCCATATAATATACACATAGTAGTACTTTCAACTCCACCACTAAATGATATGAATTTTTTAATCATATATTATTTTTACTTGCATTAATAAAATCATTCATAATATTATCAGGTGGCAATTTGCCTGAGAATGATTCATATATTTTTTCTTTGCCAATCATTAAACAGATATATCTACAAGACATATTTTGCATCAATATATTATCTTCTTCTTTTGTAGGTTGCGGTATTTGGAAACCTTGCAAGCTGATTTGTAAAACACCATCAAAACCATCTTTGCAAAACCATGCATCAGGATTGTCTTTACTTAATCCAAACCAATGTTGACCATAAGGGTATTGTTGCCACCATTTATGAATCCACTTTTCTTTATGTGGCATTATTTCTAATAACTGTTTTTGACCTTGTTCAATGAATCCAGCTTCTATAATTTGTTCAATAAAATTCATAGTGCAAAAGTAATATTTTCTACATAACAAAAAATAAATTTTTTTATTTGAATTTATTTTATAGTTTTGCATTTCAACAAATTTTTAAACAATGACAAACTATTTTAAGTCAAAAGTAAATGCAGACTTCTTACTGCATAATGAGCCATTAATCAAAATAGAAGAAAACAAGTATCAAGGTGTAGATGGATTAGAGTTCAACATTGATGATAGCAATGTTGAAGATTATCCTACTTGGTGTCAAATGATCCAGCAAGAACGCTATCAGCTACTCGGTGAATTAATTGATGCAATGGTTTATTCACCAGTTGCAGTTATTGAAGTGCAGCAGCTAGTTAATAGCTTTAAAGAACGTGGATTAGTTAAAAGTATCATTAACCCTATAAATATTGAAGATGCTAACAATTACTAAATACTTACTCCACAAACAAATCAGAAATGAAACTCCTTTCTTAATTTCAAAAGGAGTTGGTTTATGGCAAATCAACGGAGGGATAACTGAGCAGGAAATGGAGAAACTATATCCAATTAATGGAACTGTAATGAATAGAAATAATAAACACTTTTACAAAGGAGAGAATTGCGATAAAACTAAAATTTAAATTTTAAACAAAAAAAAACAAAACAAATGGTAAAAAAATTAAATGCCTTAAAGTTGGCTAATGAAAACTTTGATATTGATGCAGCTTTCAATATTTCAATCGGTAATGATGATACTCAATTATTATATGATATGTCTATTGATAATGTAAATCATCTTAGAAAATATGAACTAGAATTAGTAGCTGGAGAATATTGGTATAGTAAGACTGTAGAGATACTTGGTGTAAATTTTAAATTAAGTTTATTTGGAGGTCAAACTACTTTGATAGGCAAAACTTTTCGTATGGAATATGCAACTGAAAATCCTAAGACTTTTAATAAAAAAAAGTATATAACTGAATGGATTGTAATTTCATATTATAATAATAAATATTATGAATGTTTATGTTTATCACATTGGGAGAGAAGAAGTAATGGAGGTTATAGATATGACAAAATAAGATTATATACAGCAGAAACTATAACATCATATTTAGCTAATGACATTAAAATTGCACCAGCAAAAGATTTTATTGAATTATTTAATTAAAACAAAATGCTAATATTCGTAATTGTCCTCATAATCTTAAATATAATATCAATTTTTTTATCTTTAAAATACAACAATGATGATGATTAAAAAACCCATACATAAATTAAACGGAGGCAATGGAGCAACGCTATGTGTAGAATGTAGCGTTGTTATATGCACAGGGTTAAAAGATATATTATATTGCGATAATTGTAAAAAAATGAATAAAATAATAATAGTAGTAGTTATTTGGGAAACAACTAAATACTTTGCAAAAAAGATTTGGTATTATTTACATAATAAATTTTAAAAATGAAAAAAGAAACACCAGTGGAATGGGTATTAAACTTATTAACTCCTTCAATATCGTTGAAACAAAAACATATTGATTGGTTAAAAGAACAAGCTAAAGCAAAAGAAAAGCAGTATCTAATTGATGAATTAGAAGATGTTTTATATGAAGATGATAAAATTGATTTTGATGACCCTAATTATCGAAAGGATGTAATAGAATATGGACTAACAAAAGTTAATAACCTTAAAAAAAAATTATATGCGAAAAGTTGAAGTAATAGGCTTTAAGTTAATAAGCAGCACTTATCACGAATTTGAAAGCTTGACTCACGCTGCCGAACATTGCAAAGCAGCAGTTGAAAGTATCTATCTAGTATGTCAAGGTAAATTCAAACAAACTAAAGGCTGGTGCTTTGTTTACAAATCAGAAAATTTCGCCGATGAAATACAAAGTAAATTATCGCAACAAACGACCAGGGGCAAGTCATCAAGTAAAAAAGTAAAGGTCACAGATACCTATGGCGGTGTTGAAATATACGATAGTGGTTCTGAAGCTGCTAAGATGTTAGGTGTTAGTAGGACAACAGTTGCACTATGTGCCAATGGTAAACGTAATCATACATCATTCACTTTTAAATTTATTTAATTATGGAATGGATAATACAGAAATTACAAGAGAAAAATGCTGTTTACAAAATAATAGAAGAAAGTAAAGATAAACTTATTGAAGAAACTAAATTGTTTTTATATAATAACAAAACTGAAATAAAAAAATTATTACCTAAAAAAAATGAAGTTTATAAAGTAATTAATTTAGATTTTCTTTATATTCATCAATTAGAACAGTTAGAAGATAAAGAAATATTTTTTAAATCAATAGATGAAAGGTTTACACCATTATATGATTTATCTAATATTAATAACTGTGGTTTTACAATTACAGTAAGAGGTCAAATAATTGATTGTAATAATAGAATAATTTTTGAAAATATACGAGTACCAATTACAAGTATTATCAAAAGTGAAATTGATGTAAGTTTAAAACTTAAACATACTTTTATTTATTTAATGATAGATAAAAACACTGGTTTATATAAAATTGGTCGTTCAAATAAACCTTATTGCAGAGAGAAAACGTTACAATCAGAAAAACCTACAATTGAATTATTATTTTTTTATAATGGAATTTCATCTGATGAAAATATTATACATAAAATTTTTAGTGAAAAAAGAGTTAGGGGTGAATGGTTTAACTTAAATGCTAATGATATTTTAACTTTTAAACAATATTTTAATGATGCAATGGAAACAACGTTATAATGAAGCTCATTACAGCAAAACTCAAAGA